AAATATTGCGCCGTTACTCGCACGACTCCAGCGGTGAAGTTTCCGCCTGATGAGGTGAGTTTTATCGGCGTGTTTGAGTAATACGTGATCGGATTATAGGTCATGCCGATATTGGTGGAGTCTTGCCCGGCACCAATGCCAGAGCCATATCTTGCGGCATCACCAGAGATTCCAACACTGAATGATGTTGCTCCTGTGATTGCCGTTAGCACCCGAACATTGACCGCCATCACCGAGCTGCGATCAGGCAAAACCAGAGTTGTATCGATGTTTGCACCGCTGACCGTCACATCTTCTTGCCAATGTTCCACCCGCAGATATTCGCCAGTATCCTTCATAATCAACCCGAATTGTACCCAATTCGAACCATCAAAAGCCATGCGAGAATCCAGCGATTCTACCACCGCATCCATCCATTTGAATGGCGTATAAAACAGCCAGCCACCAGTCTGATACTGTGCGATATTGTTGTTCTGCCCTACAAAATCACCAGTCGGAGATGTGCCAACAATTACCAGATCACCCACTGTGGGGCTAGATGGCGGAGTATCGGCAATCTCACCAACAACAGGAGTCACAAACGCATCAAGCCGATTCAGTGCATCATTATGCGTAACCTCCTTTTGCGATTGCGACTGTAAAATATATGGTAGATTTAATCTTGATGTATTGCTCATAATTTCCTCTAAATTGTTGCTGCTGCTGGATATCCTCGACCAACTACAGCGGATAGTTGATAGATTTTTATATCGATGCTGGATTGGGTGGAGCCAAAGTCGGTGATCTGGTCGGTTGCTGAATAACTGGCTGTTGTGCTGGTTATTTTAATTGTCCGCGCCACGCTTCCACCGTTCAGAATATCCACTTCATAGGCTTCTGACTCTTCGCCAAGCGGAATACCAACCCCATCACGCCACTCACCATCAACACGAGAGCGGCGTACCCAGTTAATGGTTAAATTTTCAGAACCATCACGACTACCGCTCACATGCACTGGTGCAAATGGTTTGAGATTGTTTCCCTGATAGATGAATGAAGATTCGGCAGTGTTTCCCAGCGAATTACCAACGCTAACCGTTTTATAAAATAGCTCACGCCCAATCAGATTATTCGCAATCGCAGTTGCATATAGTGCAGGAGTAATTAGCATGAATCTATCGCCAGCCTGATGTGAGCTGATTGCCCATTCTGTTCCTTGCCTGCCACGCAATAATTTTGTGAGTTTATAGGTGCTTTCGCCAATAAGCTGGGCATTCTCAAATTGTACCAACTCTGATCCTATCAAGGCTGCATTCGCACCATTTAACACTGCCAATTCACTGACAGAAGCAAGGCTTCCAGAGGTTAAAATAACCTCAACCTCATTGACTAAATCCCAAGTTTCAAATATCCCTGCAGGCAAATTGGTGATAATCGTGCCAAAAGTTGCAGCACCATCCAATCCAGCCAACACGTTGAAACTATTGCCGCCAGATTCACCACCGTCATCGGAACGATAAATCGCAGCACCGTTCCAGTTTGCACCATCGGCTGCTACACCAATTCGAAGTAAACCTTGGTTCTGCACTGTATCGGTGGGCAGAGGTGGTGCATCGATAAACTGAGCTATCGTATCAGGTACAAGGACAGGCGGAGTCAGGTTGCTCGATGTTTCTCCAGCTGCTGTATAAAAATCATAGCTGCTGATGTCTTCAGCAATAGCGGAGATTTTCATCACGCCATTGGCTTCCATATCGGTTTTCACCACCCGCATTTCATGCGCTACGCCTGAAACCGTAACTGTTAACACGTCAGTAGGCTCAATTCTTACATATTTAGGTGGGAGCTTGAGGGCAAAGCTGGTGCGTTCTTTCCATGCGCTGTACAAAGTGATATCTGCAATCTTTTTGGCTTGTGTTGCACCCATCACAATCGGCAAATTCATCGTTACCTGATCCACTGCTTTTACAGTCTGACGCTGCGAGGTTTGTGTCACAGGATCGTAATTAAAAGGACGGTCAATATAGGTAACATTCACCCGTTGTGGCAATTCCAATTCCTGCGCTCGGACTATTTCCAGCACATCCTGCACGCCTTTTTTCTTGGATGGAATCAGATCATCTTCTGGTATAGTTTGAGCGGACTCATTTCCACGAGGTACGCATTTTAATATCCCATCACTTTCCACCAGATCAAAGAAATATGCTGTAGTTAGGAATTCCAACGCATTTCTCACCGTGATCGGGCTGGTTAGCGTGAAGCCTTCCACCGTTTCAGTCAGGCGAGAAACATCATAATCGCTACCTGTCAGTCCTGCTGCTTGCAGTAAATCAGCAACAATTGCACCGAGTGTTGAGTTGCCGAGCTTGCCCTGAACCCAATGTCCTGTATTCCACAAGATGCTGTCCTGCCAAACACCTTCCAGATCAGGCCAAAAAGAGAATGGCCGAGCATCCCAAGTCCAGATGAATCTCCGTGCAACTAGCCCTGTATTCCCGGCTGTAGTTTCTCTTTCTTCCAGATAATCAAGTGTAGCATTTAACGCTTCTCGTTGAGCTTGAAAGTCTATTCTGCCTTTACTTCCACGAGGGAAGAAACTCTCGCTGGAGGTTGGGTCAAAAAATACATTAGGATGATTGGCACAGCCATCAACACTAGGAAAACCAAACTCGGTGAACCAGACAGGCTTCATTTTGGCGGTCCAACTAGTAGTACTTGTATCAGGGTTGGTGTGGGTGTTTTTCCACCAATATTCCAAGTTTTTCCAAGCAAATTTTGCATCGCTATAATTGGTTTTTCCTGTGCGATTGACAGAATCAGCGTAATAATAATCCCAGCCTTCGCCTGATTCCCAGCCATCCGTTATGGCTTGTTCATCAATCTGAATCTGCGGCAGATCATCCGTGAGCGGAAAATATGAATCAATTCCAACAAAATCTATCCCAGCCGAAGCCCAAAGCGGATCAAGATTAAACCAACCATTTGTGCTATGATATTCGCTCCAGTCGGCAGCATATGTAATCTGCGTGCCAGCTCCCATAATGTTTTTGACACTTGCTGCCAAAGTTACCAGCTGATTGACCGCAGGATAATTGCCAGCAACATCAGTGTAGCCAGTCATACCGATTAACTCAGAGCCGATCACAAACGCATCCACCTTACCAACCAGCAAATTTGCATAGTGAGTTATGAACGCATTATATCCGTTGGTTTTGGTGAACCAGTTATTTGCATCGGTAGCATTGGCTGGCACAATTCTCCCACGCCATGGTTTTGGATCAGGTGTCAGCTCATCGACAAATGGCATGGGATATAGCATCACATTCAAGCCACGATTTTTTAATTCCGCACATATTTCCAGCACCGTATTATCGCTAGGAGTTCCACCGTAAGTTGGGGTTTCTGGGTCGATAAACAACACCATTTGTGCAGAATTTCTATCAACACCAGCGACAGACCAATCCGCAGGTAATACTTGCGTTGAGCCTTGAAACTCCACCTTCGGTACAATTTCACAAGCTCCAGCATCGGTGCTAGTCGCAAACCAAGTTACCACCACCGCCACCCACTCAAGGTTTGGTAGGACATTGAGCATTTGATCAATGGCAACGACAGCGTCAGCTTTGCCCTCATAATTGTGCATATTTATGGTGTCTTTATCGCCTGAAGGCGTGAAATTACTGCCGATAAATGCACCATCTTGCTTGGTGGCAATGTTCGTTCCGTAAACAAATTCTCCAGCACCAGGGATAAGCACCATGTCTTTGATTTTATCCTCAATGCTTGGCGTAAACTTGACTGTACGGCGGATTTCAAAGGTAAAATTAGGGATGCGGTTGCCATATTCCGCCAGTGGAAAATCCTCAATCACCACATAAGCCATGCCACGATATGCAGGGATTGTGCCTGCTGTTAGATATTTTGACATAATGTCGTCAATCAGCTGATCTTCATCGCCAAGATGCACGTTATATTTCCCTTGCGCAGCCGATAAAACATCCTCGGTCAGCACTTTTGAATCAGCCCAAACACGTATCACCTCATCAATTGGCCCTTCGCACAGGGCAATTGCCAAAGTGATGAAATATTCATAGGTGACAGTAGTCTGGCTGGTAGTAGTTTTGCCACCGCCACCTTTTCCGCCACCACCAGTTTGGGTGCTGGTTTTCTCGGTTTTTACCTCCTTAATATCAGTCGCCCAGATTACATTTCCAGCAATCCGCATCGTGCCGTAAACTTTGGAAATCATATTGCCGTAAGTTGAGGTCTGCGCACGCAGATCCGCTAACCGTGGACCTTCTTGCGTTGGCAATTGGATGCGTTGGGTTTTAGCAAAGAACGCTCCAGCAGCCATGCCACCAAGATTAGCACCAAGAATCGCACCAGACGGACCGCCCAGCACAAAGCCAACCGCACCACCGACTACGGGTAAAACTATATCTGCCATATTTTGCTACTTTATCGGTTTGAGTTGTTTATTTTTGAAGCGGTAAATATGGGTGAGCATACGTTCCCATGTTTCTGTGAGTGGTTGCTCCACCACCTTGCCAGCACTGGAATTGCAATGAATCAAGCCAAGATGTTGAATTTGCGCACCTTCGTGCGCGTGGCCACCGCTTGGATATTCCGACAGTAAACCAACATGTTGAGGGTCTTTGAAGGTTTTGAATAATAGCACATCACCAACTCGCATTTTATCTTTTGCTACTTCACGCAGATGTTGCTGGATAGATTTAACCAGTCGCCCTTGCTCTGGATACATCGAGTAATTAGTTTCATCAGCGGCTACCAGCGAGTTGCCGCTGCCATCGGAAATACCAAGCTCATCTATGATGCCAATCACCAGCCCGATGCAATCAACGCCACCATCTCCACGGCTAGACTTTTTCAATCGCCCCTGATGATGATATTTCGTACCAAGCCAAGTACGTGCCTGATCTATAATCTGTTGCCCTGTAATTTTAGCCATTCCTATCTGTCTTATCTAAAGTACCTGCGGTGGTGAGGAGTTTATCGACACCAGGTACGTCTGGTTCACCACGAAAATTAATGATATTGCTGAATTTGCTCTGGCAAGTTTCTCGGGTTTTATCGCAGCCGGCTATGATGTCGAATGTGTCGCCCACAGAGATGCTCTTGCCCATCGGTAGTGCTAGCACCACCTGTGTTGAGGCAAATTCCTTCACTTCCATACGCCGACCAGAATTATTGCCCGATGTCCACACCACTTCACCGCCCGTGAACCAGCCAGCTGCTTCCGTTAATATGCTGGCTTTGAATGTTTGGGTGTTTGTAATTTCAGTGACGGTTGCAGCAATGGTGAATCCTGCTAATGCTATTTTGCAGCGGCTATCACCTAATATTGCTCTACAGGAGGGAGAGAAAACCTCACCAATCGTTTGCGATAGATGCTGAGTTAATCCGCGCACTTCCGCCTGAAACATTTGTGCATTTAGCGTGACTTCACCCAATCGACCACGTTTTACTATCAGTTTTCCTTGGCTTAAATCTTTGTAATTAACGATAAATATTTCAATCTCGGCATAGTCATATAGCCCAGCAAGCAGCTCTTCTTCGGTGATTTTGGTGGAAAAAGTCTGCCCTTCTAAATCGAGATTATCCACAGACATATTGCTTTTACTTTCCACCGTGGTCGGTGTGAATCCAGCGATTGAGTCATATTGCAGACCATCAATTGTTAGCGCAGCATCATGATCAGTGAACCCCATCTCAACCGCATCTTCTCGAGTTAATTTCCAGCAAGTTGCAAGAGTTTGCAGACCACTGGCAAAATGAGCCTCTAATTGTGGTGATATTGTCCTCATATTCTAACCTCAATCAGTGAGATATTATTCCAGCTTCCAGCATCAAAGCTATCCATAGAAATCGCCAGCTCATCGGTGTCAAAACGCACTGGCACATCAAATTCAAAGTCAGCGGTGATGGTTTCTGCAATGGCTGGGGCGGTGGTAAATGTTACTATTCCAGTTGCGGTATCTATGCTCACGCCAGAAGATTGCAGCACCGAATCCACATATATTTTTACTGTTCCTGCGACTGGTTTGGTGATGTCACGAGATACAGCAATATTGCTGCTGTAAATTTTTACCAACTGAAAATCCGTAGTCGTACCATCACCAGTGCCAATCGCTTCATTCGTACCTTGATAATCGCTCCAATCTTTGAAGCGAAAACCTACAGCTTTTCCCTTGCGAGTGCGGAAAAATGCAATCAGTGCCTGCCACTGCGACTCTGTTTTAACGCCAGATGCCACATTATATTTAGCGCGGGATTGCGACCACTTGCTGTTGCGCTGTTCATGTCCAGAAACAGTAGCAACAACATCGGTCAAAAACATCGGTCCACCAGTTGCACCGTAGCTAATATCAGTAGGGAATTGTATTTCTTCAAATGATGTCATAAATTCCTCCGTCCACGTTCGATTGCACGAGCCATATCAGCTGATATTTGACTTTGTGACTGGCGGAATCCTTGCACATCGGGCGTTTGGATATTCATATTTACGGTTACTGGTGAGCCTCCGTTTGGGCTAATATTCAGCGGTCGGCTGCCAGCAAAAGCTAGCTCGGGGCCACGTTCACCAACTACGCCAAATTGCCCAGCCTTTAGCGTTCCTCCGTCTGCGAAGAAGCCACCGAACATGCTGCCTATGCCAGAGAGCATGCTTCCGAATCCACCACCAGAACCACCACCTTTGCCACCAAAAAGATCTCCAATTGAACTCATTAAACCACCGAGCAAACCACCATCACCACCTATGCCTAAATCTTTCATGGCGGATTTGAGTAGCATTTTATTAACATCAGATAGGATATTTTTTGCCAGATCGCCGAAACCGTTAAATTTACTACCGACAATATCGAGTGAATCAACCAAATGCCCTTCGATAGACTCTCCAAGGCGTTCAAAATCCTTGTCTATTTGATCAGTGGTTTTCTTGGATTCATTTTTTAACTTGTTATTTGCATCATCGGTTTTTGATGGCTGCCCTTGCTGCCCACCAGATGGCTTCTTGAATAAATCCGTCAACGCTCCGGCTTTTTTAGAATTAGCCTGAACAATTTTATCAGCAGCAGTACCTATTTCTGCATCAATTGCAGCATTGAATTCTCGGGCTTCTGCCAGTGCTTTATCGAAAGCATTGCCCATCGCATCTAGTAGACCAGTTTCTAGCACTTTCTTGGTGTTTTCAAAAGACACACCACCGAGGGGATCTTCAATAAAGGCAGCTAAATCCTTGCCTAAAGCCTCAAATCTGGCGGAAATTGTATCTCCAAATGCAGCGAATGACCTGCCGACTCCATCGAATACGGCTATGAATAAATTGCCGAATTTTATCACCTCCGCAATCAGTGCTTTGAACGCCAATCCCAGCGGATCGATTGAGGCTGTTATTTGTTCTGCGAGCCATTTAACAGCGTTTGCAATTCCTGTTAACATTGCCGTTAAACCAGCATCACCTATGGCTTTAACGAGTTTTGAGAAGCCATCGCCCATGTTGGATAATGCGACATTTAACGTGTCTGCTTGCTCCTCCATTGCACCAGCAAACTGGACATCACCGATGGATTTAAGATAGCCTTCAATTTCTGCTGCATTTTTGCCGACAGTGGTTTTAATTCCCTGAAATGTGAAGGTTACCTGACCGCCTTGGGATTTGGATTTTATACCGAATTCTTTCAGACGCTCAAACTCACCTGTTGCAGCATCCGCCACCGCTTCAATCATCTGGTTGAGCGATTTACCCATTGCAGTTGCAGTGTTGCCATATGAGGTAAGTGCCTCTGCAGAAGGAGTCAGTCCCAGAGCCTTTAACTTAATAAATGCGTCTGTTACTTCCTCTAATTGGAACGGAGTTGTGGCTGCAAAATCCTGAATAAAACCAAATGCCACTGCTGCATTATCTGCCGAGCCTGTGATAGTGCGCAAACTGGCTTCCAGCTTTTCAAACTTGGTAATAGTATCGGTGATTTGCTTGCCGACAAACGCTGTTGCCATTAGCCCACCGATACGGTTCAAACCACGTCCCATCTTGCTGAAACGCCGATCCATATTATCAACGCCCTTATTAATTTGGGAGAAGGCTTTTTGGGTCTTATTAACCGCTCTGATAGTGAATTTTGCTTCTGAAAATTTTGACATGGAATTTACTCAATAAAGGCTGTAATGTGTTCGCTAAAAATATAAGGTCTAGAAAAATGAAAATTGATGATATGAAACTTAATCATTTCTACCGTGAGCATATTGCTCATGGCGGAGGAGCAGATGATTCGCAACTAACAGATATATTGACCAGCTCAGTAGCTGCAGCTCAAAAATATGAATTTACACCCGAAGATAAGGAACAAAAAGCAGAATACTTCACGTTAGAAGAATTGAATCATACTCCTGGTACCCGCTGGGAATATATCGGCGAAACTTTATCAAAATAATCATTTGTTCATAGCTATTTGCAACTGAAAAAATGCCAGCCATTCCATGAACTGTCTTGTGTCCATAGATTCGATTTCTGTGAGTGGGCGACCGAGTCTTACCGCTAGTGCTAGCTGGTTTCTGCGGAAGTGGTCGCCTCGGAGTTTCCCGCGGTTGTTGCAATATCGCCGAAAAAGCGCTCCTCAATTTTTTCAGCAATACGGCTGACTACTTTATAATCTGCCTCTTGCAGAAGCTTGTCTCTGTCAGTTATAGAAAACAGTCGCTTGCCGTCCTTATCCTTGGATTTAACGATGATAATATTGGCTGCTTGCTCAATATTTGTGGCTTTTTTAGAGGCGATTTTTTGCATCATATTCACCTCTGCCATCGTCATAGGCAGAACATGAATATCCAGCGGATTATCATCATCTCCCCACTCGGGAACATGGATAATCAGTCGCTCTTGCTTGGCATAATGTGCTGTTGCTTTATCAATAATACTCATAAAATTAGCCTCCTAAACTACGGTTGATTCAGTTAATGCACCTGTGCCTGTGAAGCTAAAACTAGCTTCTACCAAGCCATCAAACGATGCGTTATAGGAAATGCTGGTGATAATTACATCACCGCTCCAATAGGTATCTCCGCTAGTGTTGCCCTCTGGATAAAGATTAAGCGTGACGGTTGCTCCAGCCGATAGTGATCCTTGCCCGAGCGTATCTGTTTCGTCCCAAAAGCCGTCAAAACTACCAGAAAAGCTCTTGATAGTGGCTTGGTTTTTCCGCCATGATGTGCCGATAATTGATGCATCAACGGTGTCTGAGCTGATTTCCATTGACCATGATTTAATTTCTGCGATTTGGTTTGAGCCTGCAAAGACCTTTCCCTCGCTGCCAGCGTGAGTTGTCATGATATTTCTCCTGTTTTTGGGTTGTGGGGCTAGCCCCTAGATTAGTGTTTGTGGTGCGTTTTCTTTCACCGCATAAAGTACAGCGAATGTGAGTGTGACTACAGCGATTGGCTTCTCACCCTCATCGCTATATTGAATTTCTGTGGTGTCTAAAATGGTGTCTTTGACCAGCCCACCGATGTGCGGATCACCGCCTATTATCTGCTCAATTTCCAGTGCTAAACCATCCGCAGTTTCATCGATATTTGAGTTAGCTTTAACGTAGGCCTCAATCGTTAGCTGTAACTCCCGATGTTGCGTGCGAGGGCGTGACATCGACATCTGATCGTCAACTGTTTCCTGTTTGGTGTAAACAAGAATTGCAGGGAGTTTAGGGTTATCCAGCGGATAGATTCTCGACTCATAAACCTTAGCTCCAACCGAGGTGTTATTCAGTAGCAAAGCCGTAACAGCATTGCGGATTTGTGTGCGCGCATGTGTCATAATTTCTCCAAAATAAGTTCAATAATCCCTTCATTATCAGGACGGATATTGACGACTTTATAATTCACAGCAGCAACCGTAATTGCATCACCAGTGGCGATTTCAGGAATATCCACCGAGCGAACTGAAAGCACAGGATAAGTTGCCATAACATCCACGCTGCCCTGATTCACAATTTCAGTAAATTCCTGCAACATTCCAGAGATGGAGCGAGGCGACCCAGCATCTGGTGTATAGGTAATCGCCCGCCCATCAAGGGTTTGCAGGAGCGTCAAATCACGCTCCTGCATGTCATTAATAAAAGTCATAATCCAACATTCAGTAAGATATTGACATTTGCATCACCCGAAGCTGCTGCCGCTGCTGCGATTCCAACTAGCGTATTTGCAGTTGCGGTGGTGGTTAAATTGCTATTAGCGGTGCTCCAATATAGCTTCTGACCCTGCGTTACAGCACCAGTCGCCTTCACCACACTGAACACGCCAGTGACATGCACCGCGCCAGTTTTACTATCAGCAATATCAGTTTTAGCGACACCACCAATTGTGCCAATTACCACGAAATCACCCGATGCGACATCCGCACCAGATGGCGTGTAGTTGAGAGATTTTCCCTCTTGAATATAGTTTGTAGCCATAGTTTTCTCCATTAGTTAGACATAAAAAAAGCAGCTCAAGGCTGCCGATTAGTTGAAATTGGTTAGATTATTTAACCGCCGTTTTTATACATAGTGCGGTGCTCAAGCGGTGCTGCAGCTGCGTCAATGCGGACTTTATATTCCACACCATCGATGTTCCAGCCATCTTGCTGATCCAAGAATGGAGCAGCAACACCGTCAAGATATCCAACCTCAATCGTATCAAAACGACTTGGGTCAGCAAGCAGATACCATGCAGTTGCAGAAGCCGCATCCAGCCTTGCATCAACGATGATTTCAGCAGCATTTCTCACAGGATTTGGCTTGCGAGAATTTGCTTGGCTTGGATCAGTTTCGGACATCATCAAAATTTTTGCCGTATCCTCCAAAGCCGCTGGCACGAGCAAGAATGTTGGGCTGATATTTAGCGTTGCAACGCCATCTTTCTGAGTTCGCATAGCAGTTCTACCAGCACCCACTGTTGCAGCAGATGGAGCAGCTCCCGAGCCTGCCAGATTACTGTGATTTGCGTGGAAAAGTGCTGTGCCATCCGCCATAACAGGATTTGCAGTGATAATGCTAAATACCAGATCACCAACCGTGCGAGCTGCTGCTCTGCCCATCTTACGAGGGATTTCGGTGAACGCAGAAAGGTCATCGTTAATAATGGCCTGACGAGTTATGCTGAACAGCTTGCCGTAAGTTGCCAACTTGATAGTTTCAGAGCGTTCGCCGATAGTACCATGCTTGAATTCTCCGCTTTCAGGAACTTCATCCAGCGTATCAAACACGCCCATACCAACACGAGTATGTGTCTTGAAATCGGATAAATTTCCGCTGCGAGTAAAGCGCTGGAAAACTTCCTCCGCTTCATCATATCCACGCAGCATCGCCTTGCGTGAATTATTCTCCAGCAGCTTAGGAAAGTCGCTTGAGCTATGCGTAAATGCACGCCCAACCAACTCTCTCTTATCCATAAAGTTAGTGCTAACTCCACGCAATTCTAGAGATTTACGAGCCATTTCTAGCAATGTATAGCCATATAATTCGCTGGATTTTGCATCCTTATCGGCAATGCCAGATCTGAATGCAATTGCATCTGCTGCAGCTCGTGAGAATTTATCAGCCTCAGAATCTCCCATCTCAATACGCATGGAGGTTGCTGCGGGTTGCTCTTGCTTTCCGATGGAATCAAGCAGTAATTTGCGAGCCTGTTCGGTGGTTACATTTGGATCATCAAGGCATTTATCTCGCACCTCAATATGATCGGCGTGATTATCAAAAATACCACGGATTTCGGTGCGGCGTTTTTGTTCTAGCTCCAGAGCCTGTTTTGCTCCCTCGCTACGCGCCGCATCGATATCGATTTCTGGCGCTGTATTTTCTAGGTGTTTAGTCCCAGAGTGTGATGGTGTATTCTATGCTAAATTATCATCTAAGGGGGATTTATGGGACAAATACTACATGGCAGCGCCAAAACGACAGAGGC